GTATGAGGGTTGGGTAAATTTTTAGAAATTCAATACACAGTAATCTGGTTGAACTGTCATTGTAAGTTCTTGAGCAGCATTTTCAGTATCCCAATTGAAATCTCCAAATGAAGCTTCTGTAATCATTGCTCCTTTGATAATCCATTCTGATACAATATCACCTACAGGTCCTAATACGTTTATAGTTAAGTCTTTTTTATAGAAATCACTATATCCATCACGACCAGTTACTGATTCGTGGTGTAAACGTACCCATTCCATTACTGCTTGAGCACCAGAAGGAGTAATAGGATCGAATAATGTAAATTCAATTGTGTTCCAAGTTGTTTTCCCTTTAACAAAACGTTGTACGTTAATGTGGTTTAAAGGTACTGAACCTTGGCTTACAGATACGGCTCCTACACCTTTCATGATGTAAGATGGGAATCCATCAACGTAAAGAATAAATCTATTCTTTTGTTTTGGCTCAAATGCCGTGTAAAATATTTCGTTAGGATCTAATACTGCCATTTTATGTTTTTATTTTATTATAAATATTCTATTCTTTTGTTTTTATTCAGGAAATACTGCTCCTGTTGGTAATACGTTAAAATCTAGCATAATAAATTCTGCTGTTCTAGTTGGTTGTAAATAAATTTGTCCTACTAGTTGATTTCTATCAATTACATCTGGAGTATTATTAGTATCATCCATTACTACTTTAAAAGCATATAATCCTTGTCTTTGTTGTACTCCTTCTAAATATGGGTTAACTACACTTAAGAAGTTATTTCTTGTAGCTATTGTATTTTGTTCAAATACTAAACCATCAGCTACTCCAGATATAAATCCTTTAAGGGAAATTAATAGTCTACGTACATTTACTCTATCTAAAGCACTAGCACGTTTTTGTAATGTTTTCTGACCAAATACAACTACTCCTGATTGTGGGAAAGTTGCTAATGGGTTAACGTTTGCTTCATATAAAGTATCTCTATTAGTTGCAGATAATTTTCTTTCAGCTCTAACTACTTGACCTAAAGCTCCTCTAGTTAATCCAGCAGGTGCAAACCATGGTTCACTTGAAGCGTCTGTAAATACATACACTCCAGGAATTACAGTTGAAGCTGGTGAATAAACTAATTCGCCTGTTTGTGGGTCGATCATTTGAACCCATGGCCAATAAGTTGCAGCATAACTATTATCAAATGCAGAAGCTGCTTGTGAAACTGATGCTATTGAACTACCATATTTTACTAAATCTAGTACTGCAATTGCATCGCCTCTTTGGATTGTATTTGATAATAAAGACGTTGTTTGAGTTGCGTGAGTTGCGTTAAGTAACCCAGGAGCACTAATAACATTATACTGGTATTCATCTATATTTCCTAATAAAGCAATCGCGTTATCATAATTACTACCAGTTAACCCTTGTGTATCAAATGCAGCACCATCTCCTATGTTTCCATAAAAGTTAGCAACACGTCCCGAGGTGGCAGTTGTTATATTTTCTCCACTAGCTCCATTAAATGAACCAGAAGATACTGCTGGTAAAGAACCTGTAAACTGGGATTTTGCTTGACCATTATTATCGAAATAATTTGGTGTTTTTAAATTTACTGATTTTACTCTTACATATCTTGATAAATTAGCATAAGATCCTGATTCTTGAATAAAGTAATCTGATCCTTCATTAACTAAATTTTTATTAATGTCACCAATTTGTGCTGATATATAATTTGGTTGATATGGGTCTAGTGATAAGTTATTATATTGTTCTAATACTACTTGTTGGTTTGTATTATCATTACCTCTACGAATAATTAAACTAAATGTTCCTGAAGCTGTATTTACTGAAGGAATTGACCAACGAACATTTTCTGCTGATCCTGTTGATAAAGCACCACCTGTTAATTCGGTTGTACCTGTATTCATTACTGCTCCTTCTGAAATTGTTTCTAATTCAAAAGGTGTAACATCATCTGATAAATTAGCAGCAACTAAAGTTACTGTAAAAGTTCCGGCAGTTAAATCTGCTGATGTTACTGTAAGTACTACGTTAGTAGCTCCTGCTGATGTTCCTCCTAAGTCGGTATTAATGTCAGCTGCTGTCCAAGTAAATGTATCTCCTTCTTTAACTCCTTCTCCAGCTGATGTAGCTGTAATTGCTGTTAAATTTGAAGCACCTGCTCCACCCGCAAATGTTAAAGACCAAGCTTGACCAGTTGCTGTTGTACTTGTTGTTGATGAAGGTGCAATTGTAATTGTTCCTGCATCATAAGCATCTGTTGCTGCAAATGCAGTTGATCCTAATAAACTAGTTGTTACAATTGGTGAACCACCATTATCGTTTGTTGAAAAAGTTAATGTGTCTCCTAAATTGTACCCTGTACCCGCGGTTGAAGCTGTTATTGCTACTGGTGCACCGGCATCAATAGAAAGTTTAAATGTAGCTCCTGTTCCACTACCATTTGTTGAAAAGGTAGCATTTGTAAGATCATATGCTGTAGCTCCGTCTATAGACCCTGTAAAATCTGAACCGACATCAACACCGGCAGCAAATAGGGCTGCGGCATTAGTAGCTATATCAGCACCTGTACCTGTTTTTAATTCTGAACCATCTACGGTGTTAATAAATGAACTTGTAGCAGAAGTAAAGGTTTCTGGAGTTACTCTAGTAACTAATAAGCTTGTTCCACCACTTTGAAAATAATTATTTGCTGCTAATGAAGTCAAATACGAATAAGCAATTGATGCACTTTGTACGGTAGTACCAAAAATTGCTGTATATTCACTAAAAGAGGTAACCAATGTAGGTACTTCAACAGGTCCTAAAGCAGCTGGTCCTATAATAGCAGCACCAATTTCTGCGGGTTGTTGAGTAATAAATGATTGGTCGTTTTCTCTAGCTAATACACCTGGAGATAATAATGTTTCTGCCATCTTT